CACCAATTCAGCTAACTAATATTAATTAATCATGGGGAGTGGGTAACTGCTCCCCTTTAATACTTATCACAATGCCTTGTACAATTTCCAATGGCCGCACTGAGCAATGCAAGGATAGCATCTCAGGTATACAAGCGGTATATCTAATCAACTTCGGTGATTTCGATCCAGATCCTACCACAGGTGGTGGTGATGTTACCTATGATACAACTGTAGGTTATGAGGATCAAATTACAGCTATCGGTGGATCTATCAACAGCCTTTACAAATATGAATTGAAAGGTAATAATGGATTCAACACCACCGTTAACACATCTCGTGAGAATGGTACTACTTTCTTTACTCAGACATTGACTATAGAATTGAAGAGACAAGATCCAGTTTTTCACAAGCAATTCAAGATCTTAGCTTATGGCCGTCCACATATCGTGGTACGCACAAACGGAAACCAATTCTTTTTAGCAGGTCTTTATCGTGGATGTGATGCAACTGCAGGAAGTGTTGAGAGTGGGGTGCAGTATGGTGATTTCAATGGTTACAAAATTACTTTTGAAGCCATGGAGGAAAAGCCTGCCAACTTCCTAGATTGTAACACTGAGAGTGATCTACTTACTTTGTTAGGATCTCCTACATTGGTTACTACTTAATAGTTAATACCATAGCGTTTGAGAGGGGGGCATATGCTCCCCTTTCTTTTTAGAAACACTTTTTTAAAAAGTGAGTTATATATATATGATAGTAGTAACAACTGATTCAATTAATTCACAATTCCTCAAATTCATTCCTAGAGAAAGTACTGTAGATACTATGTATATTACAGATGAAAGCACTAATGTAGAAGTAACTATTACTATTATCAATTATACTCCAGCTGATTATGCTGATGAGATTGAAGCAGTATTAAGCTGTGAGGAGGGGCACTACTATAGAATGGTATTAAAGGATGTATCCGGTGATGAAGTATACAGGGATAGGATATTCTGCACTGATCAAGTCGCATCTAATTATTCACCAAATGATCAGGTATATACTTCCAATGTTACAACTAATGACTTTATAATGTACTAATATGAATAATATTCACGTAATTAATCTAGCAGCTTACCAACCACCTGTCATAAGAGAATCTAAAAGAGATAATTGGGTGGAATATGGGGAGGACAATCTACATTTCCAATGGCTCCTAGAGAGATATATAAACAGTACCACCAATTCAGCCGTGATCAATAATGTAGCTAGGTTAATCTATGGAAAAGGATTGAGAGCTCTAGATGCAGGAAAAAAGCCTAATGAGTATGCTCAGATGATGAGCCTATTCGATAAGGAGGATGTGAGAATGATGGCCCTAGATTTCAAAATGATGGGGCAATTTGCTATCCAGGTACTATACACTAAGGATCATAAAAAGATAGCTAAGGTACATCATATACCAGTGCATCTATTGAGAGCTGAGAAGTGTAATGAGGAGGGTGAAATAACAGGATATTATTATTCTGATAACTGGGAAGAGGTTAGAAAATATACTCCTACCAGGATCTCTGCATTTGGAACATCTAAAGATGAGATAGAGATATTATACGTGAAGCCCTATTCTGTTGGGATGAAATACTATTCCTATCCTGATTACCAAGGGGCACTTCCATATGCCGTTTTGGAGGAAGAGACATCAGATTATATGATTAACCTGGTCAAGAGCTCCTTCTCACCGAGCAGTATAATCAACTTTAATAATGGGGTGCCATCCGAGGAGCAGCAGCAGATGATTAAGAGTGATATCATGAATAAGCTAACAGGCCCACAAGGGGATAAGTTAGTGGTATCATTCAACACATCAAAAGAAACTGCAGCTACTATAGAAAATATGCCAGTAGAGCAGGCTCCTGATCTATATAAGTACCTATCTGAGGAATGTGTAAGGAAGATATTGATAGGCCATAACGTAACATCTCCTCTATTATTTGGAATTGCTACTACCACAGGATTCAGTGCTAATGCAGATGAGCTCAAAAATAGTGCTATCCTATTTAATAATATGGTGATTACTCCATTACAGGAGGTAATGTTAGATGCATTTGATAAGATTCTAGCCTATAATGGCATAGCATTGAAGCTATACTTCGAGACATTAAATCCATTAGATGCACAAGGAGATCTAACTACTACTGATGAGGCTACTAAGGTAACTGATGCTATCAACATGATGAGTCCATTGGTAGCTAACAAGGTGCTAGAATCAATGACAGCTGATGAGATTAGATCATTGGTAGGTTTGAAACCTGTACCTGTACAGTTAAAAAAAGAAGATGTATCTGATGAGGTGCTATATAATGTACTAGATAATCTATCCGGTGAGCAGAATGATGATGATGAATGGGAGTTAGTAGATGAGAGAGAATGGTCAGATAAGAATGATAGCACTGAAGAATGGGCTAGTAGAACAATTAAGCCTAAAGAAACTATCCTGGAGAAGCTAAGTGGATTCATTAAGAGTAATCCTGGTGGATTTAGCTACCTAGATAAGAGCGTATATAAGGTACGTTACAGATATTCTGAGAGATACAATAAGGATAATAGCAGAGATTTCTGCAAGCAAATGATGCGTAGATCTGCCAATGGAGTAGTATACAGATTGGAGGATATAGATGCTGCTAGTAGAGCAGGAGTTAATGAGGAGTTAGGTCATAAAGGACAGCCATATGATTTATTCAAATTTAAAGGAGGAGTAAATTGTGGCCATTACTGGACAGAGCAGCTATATAGATTGAAGAAAAAAACAGATGGTACATATGTGGAGGATAAAGCACTGAGCTCATCTGAGCAGGTGGCATCTATTCCCAAGAGCTATATGCCTAATCCAAGCGGATCAGGAGATGCTAATACTCCTCCTATAGATATGCCTAACAATGGACATCACCCAGATTACAATAAATAATGGAAGCACTATTAATAACACGACAGGATTTAGTTAAGTATACTGCTGTCAATGGTAACGTAGATACAGATGATTTCATCCAATGGATAAAGGTGGCCCAGGATATTCACCTGCAGAATTACCTAGGTACACAGCTATTGACTAAGTTAAAGAATGATATCATTGCAGCTACCTTGACTGGTAACTATCAGACATTGGTAGAAACGTATTGTAAGCCCGTATTAATCCATTGGGCAATGGTGGAATATCTTCCATTCAGCACATTCAAAATAGCTAATAAGGGCGTATTTAAACACAATAGTGAAAATGCTACTGTGATTGAGAAATCAGAATTGGAGATGTTAATAGAGAAGCAAAGGCAGATAGCTCAGAATTACACTGAGAGAATGATTGATTACCTTTGTTTTAACAATAATTTATTCCCTGAATACAATCAAAATAGCAATGGAGATGTATTCCCAGATACTAACAATTATAATATAGGATGGGTTCTGTAAAGAGTAAGCCAAAGGCAGATGTAATTAAGAAGATGAAGTTATATTTAAAAAAGAATAAAGATGGCAAATGATATAGGATGGGGATCAGCATATGATGTAGAGAGTGGATGGGGTATGTCGGTAATTACTGGAGCTGAATTAGGTTATGGCAGTATTGTGATTGATAGCTATGCAGGAGATACATTCATTGCAGGGCCTGGTGATAGTGATAAGAGTAGTTTATTTGCAGAATTACCATTGTTATACATTGATTCATTGATGCTGAATCCTACAGCTTATGTTTACTTCCTATTAGCTGAAGGTGTTACTGCATCCAGTATGAGCATGAAGATCTATTATAATGGTGATCTATATGCTGATAATGCATTAGCTACAGATGGAATCAATTTTGCATTTGAATTTCCAGAGCCAGGTGATTATTATGCAGAAGTAACAGTGAATGTTGATTCAGAAATATTTGAGGTAGCTACTTCCAATATACTTACTGTATGATCAAGCCAACGAAATATCCAATGAATCCGGATGATATGGCTGATCTTTTTGATCAGGCCGTAAATCAGGGTAAGAATGGTAAGCAGGATACATTGGTAAGTGGCACTAATATTAAAACAATTAATGGAGCATCTGTACTAGGTAGTGGAGATTTAATTATATCATCTGCTGCATACTGGGGAAGTATCACAGGCACCTTATCTAGCCAGAGTGATTTGAATACTGCATTGAGTGGTAAACAGGATACTCTAGTATCAGGTACATCAATTAAGACAGTGAATAATAATTCACTATTAGGATCAGGTAATATTAACATGAATCCTAAATCATTAGGACATTCTGCATCCACAGGATCATTGAGCGTATCAACAGCAGTAACAGTATCTAAATCATTATTGATTCCTGCTAATACATT